AACTTCCCGCTGTGGCAATCATTTGCTTCTTGCGTTTGGTGGGTTCTTTGATCATAAGCCCAATGTATCGAAACGCATCTGCCCCGTGGGAATAATGGTCGTGCAATGGGTTGCGGCTAAATTGCCCCGTGTCTGGGTCAACCTCATACCTGTAATGTCTCAGGCAAGCTAGGCCATCAGCGGTATGTTCGCGGTCAAAGTAACAGTTCGGGAATATTGTCCTGGCGGCGTTGATAGAGTCCAGAATCGGCACTCTAGGCAGGATGTTGGTCTTATACCCTGCCGCCCTCACAATGTCATCAATTGACCGCCCCGCCGCTGCCAAGGTCTTATTCTCAGCGTCATGGGGTAACCAAACGGTATCGTAGACATAACCATATGTCTGCATGGTCGCCAAGTAATAGCTGATGGTTTTCTGGGCATCCTCAATGTATCGGATTAGCCTTGTTTCCATGCCCACAAACTGTAAGAACCAGATGGCGGTGCTATCTGACCAACCCAGATCAAACACCGCATGGACGGGCTTCGTGGCGTCATAGGGCACTTTAGTGATGCGCCCATCCTTCTCGGCCTGTTGCATTTCCTTCGCAAAGATTGCCCCATCCACAGTTTGGCGGCATAGTCCTTCCCAGACTTGGTTGTAAGCCTCCTCGTCCCGTGCCTTGAGTGAGTCTTTTTCTAGGCGTAGGGTTTCGGGAAACCACGGGTTGTCACTCCAGTTAACCCGCATAGTGATGCAATCCTCTGGAGGGTTTGCCACAAACCGCTGGTAGGTCTCGTCTGTTTCCAACTCAGGATTGAATGAAATCCATATCTCGCTACCCTCGGCACGAATGGTAGGAATCAGCACATTCCAAGACAGGCGGCTGACCGTTTGCGCTTCCTCTACCCAGCAGATTGAAACACCTTCATAGCTTTTTACGTTGGCAATATTGTTTTTAAGACCAATAAAGCTAAATTCTGTGCCGTTCTTGCCCCGAATGCTGGCCTGGGTTATGTCGTAAAAGCCCAGCAACCCAAGGCTTTCAATCTGGTCGCACAACAGCTTATGCACCGAATCCCGCATGGAGGTCATAAACTCACGGGCGCACAAAATACGCAATGGGCTTTTGGCCCCCAAGATTAACAGCGCCCTGGCGATGCCCCAAGATTTAGCGCCGCCCCTACCGCCGTAAGCTACCTTGTAGCGGCTTTTTCTAAACAGTCCTTCCAGCTTTACAGGGAATTCTGCCCTTGCAATAGCGTCTTGGACTTCACTCATTTGGCTTCACAAAGGTTACCTGGATGCCCTGTAATGGCTCACCATCTGCGCCTGTGACCTCGGCCTTGACGGTTTCAGACCATTTCATTTGCGTTTTTGTCCACCAAATCAGGCTGGTCGTGTCCCCAGATGTGGCCTTTTGAAACAGCGTCTTGGCAATCTGCCCGTTAGCTTTCGCCTTTCCCATGTCCAATTCGTGCCTGTAATACTTGCGGAGGGTCTTGTCATCTATGCCGACCAGCACGGCAATGGATTCATGCGGCAAGCCTAACCCGCTGCTGGATTCAACCAGTCTTTGGGTTTCGGGCGTTGGTTCGTGCGCGTCAGACATTTTATAGAGGGGAAGTGTTACATTAGTTTGCTAATTCGGGCTGGTTTTCCAATAATACGGCTTTTTTGCCTGTGAAGTCTTCCCAGCGCTTTACGATCACATCGCAATATTTAGGGTCTAACTCCATTAGACGGGCGTAGCGTCCATGCTTTTCAGCGGCCAGCATTGTTGTTCCGCTTCCACCAAAGGAATCCAATACAATGTCGCCGCCTTTAGTGTTGTTTAGCATTTGGTATTCAAACAGGCCAACAGGCTTCATGGTTGGGTGTTCCCCGTTGCGGCTTGGCTTATCAAACTCCAAAATGGTGGTTTGTTTACGGTCAGCCGCCCAAAGGTGTCCAGCACCTTCTTTCCAGCCATATAAACAAGGCTCATGCTTCCAATGGTAGTCTTGCCGCCCCATAACCATGCTGGACTTTTTCCAAATTAAGCACTGGCGCACTTTCCAGCCAGCGTCTTGCGCCGCCCCGCGAAAGTTATAACCTTCTGAGTCGGCATGCCAAATATAAAACACCGCTCCAGGCTTCATAACTAGATCTGCGGTTACATAGGCATCCCTTAAAAATTGACGGAACTGATCGTCACCCATGCTGTCGTTTTGGATTTTTAAGGCATCTTTGGTTTTGCCTTCATAAGCTACGTTATATGGTGGATCTGTCAACCACATATCCACAAGTTGCCCATCGCACAGTTTTTCCATATCGGTCAGACTGCACGAATCCCCACACATCAATCGATGCTTGCCAAGCTGGTAAATATCACCCGTCTTGGTGGTTGGCTCATCAGGCACATCAGGAACGGCATCCTCGTCCGTTAGCCCTTCAATTACATCTGGCTCGAGCAATGCGCTCAATTCTTTGGGGTCAAAACCCAGCATTTCCAAGGCAAATCCGTCTGCCAGCAAGTCGTTTAACTCAATGGTCAGCATTTCATTGTCCCAACCAGCGTTTAGCGCCAGCCTGTTGTCGGCAATGATGTAGGCTTTCTTTTGTGTTTCTGTCAGTTCCGACAGTTCAATGGTGGGCACTTCTTTGTAACCCAACTTTCGGGCAGCTAATAGCCTTCCATGCCCTGCAATGATGCCGTTTGTTCCGTCAACCAGAATTGGGTTAGTCCAGCCAAACTCTTTTATGCTTGCCGCTATTTGGGCCACCTGTTCGTCAGAGTGGGTGCGGCTGTTGTTTACATAAGGAATTAGCTCTGTGACCTTCTTTTGAGTAATTTTCACTTTTTTGGCTTTGCTTTGGCTTTTTTCTCAGCTTCACGTTTAACCGCATATCCAATAGCCACCGCCTGTTTGGGTGGCTTGCCAGCAGCAATCTCTGCCTTAATGTTGGCCTTCAGCGCCTTGGGGGTCATTGATGCAATCAGCGGCATTTGCCTTCTCCTTGGATTCTTGGGCCAGTTTTTCTTGCAGGGCTTGCTTCAACTCGGTGTTTTCCCTAAAAAGGGCAGCGGCTTGCGCCATAGCGGAATCCCGCTGCCCCTCTAGCATCTCAACCAGAAGTTGTATCTCAGGGTTTGGATGCTTCAACATCTTAGGCGGCGCTCGAACACATGATGTAGTAAGGCGTACCGTCTGATGCCACAACTTTCAAAGTCTTGGCAATGGTGGCAGTGCTTGTAACAAACAAAGCCGCGGGAATGTTGAACAGGTTGGGAACCGTGCCTGTGCCGCTATTGGTGAAACGAATGAATGATGTATTCGTCCAAGTACCGCCAGATGCAAAGTTGGAATCGGCTTGAATAGCCGCCAACGTGCCGCCTGGGTTGGTGGATGTACCGCCCAAGGTAGCCCGTAAAGCATTGCCAGCGCCAGAAATAGTGCCAGCGCCATTAACGCTCAAACTCAGGTGTGCGCCATTGATCGTTCCACCAGTGGCAGCCCCTGCGCCCGTCACAACGCTAAACGCTCGGATGGTTTCACCGCTGCCAGTGCTGCTAAACGTCAAACGCTGGTAAGTCAGTCGGGTGTCGCCACTTGCGGCGCTGGTCGTGGCATATGCCCCGTTGATGATGCCGCTGGTCGTTACAGCTACTGGGACAGTTGCATTACCAACTTGAACTGAAACGAACTCTGGGTCTGCGTAAGCTACGCCTGTTGCGATTGAATTTGCCATGATATTTCCTTTATTTCTTCCAAAAGGGTTAACAATTCCAGTTTTTTAGACTGGCCTTAGCCCGTTCTGCTGGGCCTTTAGAGTGTTTTACCACCCCCTCCATCCTAGCGCAAAAACTGGCTTTTCGTCCAGCATCTGCCTTGGTCTTGGGGTTTGGGGCTGGTGGCTTTAAGTTTGAATTGTTCTTTGCGTTGTATTCTGCACGCCCTTTAGCGGTCATTCCTGCACCCTTTTCTGTTGGGTTATAGGTTTTGCCCTTGCCCGTGGTCTTGTGAGGGATTGGCTTATCGTGCTTTTTCATGTTGATTCCAATTTTTCTTTCAAAATTTTAATTTCAGCACGCAATTCAGCATTAATTTTGCCTTCTTCAATGCCTTTTCTGATCAGTTCGCTGGTAACTTGGGCATCACGATGCTCAAATTCGCTATAAAGCATATTAGTTCTAGCAAGAAACTCAATCTTTTCATTGAGGCGCTGAATTTCTTGATCTCGATTCATTTTTTTGCCGTTTTTGCAGATTCTTTGAATGCTTTAGCAGTTGGTGCACCCTTTGCGCCAGGCGACCTCATGCGCTCGGGCGTTTTACCCGCCGCCTTTTGGCGTTCTATGCGTTCTTGTTTAGCGTGAATGTTGGCATAAAGCCCAGGTTTTGCCATTTTTAAGCCTCCACAACGGCGCAAATGTCCGCTTCTTGAATGATTTGATAGTCCTGACCATCAATCTTGTGGGTGGGCCATTTCAGATAGTCCCCATTCCCATATTTGATGAAGTCACCCACTTGGACACCCTCAACATCTGAACCAATTGCAACAATCGTCCCCTCGTTAAAGGGTTCTCGGTTATCAATGTAAATGATGTCGGAAATGTGCCGCACCTGGGGGCGCACAACCACCCGATCACGCAGAGGCTTTAGCATGGCTTTTCCTCTCGTATTTGCGCTTTGGGGGCGTGATTTGATCAGTGGTTATGTCGTACACAGGCAAGGCGACTAAATCAACCTTTACATCCTGAGTTTCAACAATCAGATGCTGACCGCACCAATCTTTTTCGTGCTTGTTAACCTGTTGCGGGTTTAACCGACAGATGCCCATGATTTGCTGGGGGCGGTAATATTTACAGTTCCCGCAATTAGAATCCATTTCAGCCATTCAAAACCTCCTTTTTTGTTTGGTCAGTAAGCCCTGCCGTCTTATTCACGGTGGGGCTTACGCATTATTGGCAAGACTTGCGATTGTGAGTGTAGCAAACACCACTTGATTTGCCGCCAGTGCATTCATTGCCACCAGACATTTTGTTTGTCATGGCATTGGGGATGTTGTTTTTTACGCTGCCGTTTGACTTCATGTCAGGCGCAGGGTTGCCCTTTATGGAGACTTGTGCGCCGTAGCCTTTGGGTTCGTTTTTCATCATATTTGCCATGATTTCCTCATTTCAGAGTTAAAAGATACAGGGTTGAATTGATCAGATCAGCAATTTCATCAACGATGTTTTGCAATTCTGAGTCTTGGGGGATTTCTTCTCGCGCTTCTTGCACAAACCCTTTTAGCTGGGTCAGATACTCATGCGGTGTGTCTTTGGGGTCGTGCAATTCATCAGGAAATTTCTTCATCCTGGTGTCGTAGCGCCCTTGGTAACTCTCTGCCAGACTGTCGGCAAGGTCTACGATCTTGGGGTAAAACTTGCCCAGCGCCTTATGGGTCGCGTATTCAGTTGTCTGCAAATGTTGGAAGTGCGTGATTGTTCCCGCATGAAACAGCGTGGCGACAAATTCAGCAACTTCTTCGTTTTTCATGCGCTCACTATATCAAAAAAAGGGGGCGAACCCCCAAAATGCTGGCAACTGCTACCAACACGGCTGGGGATTGGGTTTTCTAAAGATAACTCCGTCGAGTTGCCCACGGCTCGGGGCTTTGAGCCGTCTTCCAATCCCCATGCGTGTTGGTTGTTGGTGGCTACTGGGCCAGTCAATTCACCACCGCAATCTGCAATGGAACCACCAACATTTAGATTTTCGCATTAGGCAAAGGAATGTCAATAGGCCAGCAGTTCCGCAAGGCATTAATTGTCCTGTGATGGGCCTTTAACCACATTTCTTGGCGTTCCTGGCGGCTCAAATCCTTGCCTTGGTCGATGGCGTAGTGACACCCCAAGCACAGCGCAGCTACCAGATTGTCATCAGCTTTGACCCCTCGGCCCTTGCCGCCGCCCCAGTTTGTGTGAGCCGCTTGCACCATATTGCCACTTCCACAGGCTTGACAGTCAAGGCTTGCCACCAGTTTCAGCAGCTTTTTTGACCTGACGTATGAATGTTTTTCTATCAACGATTGTCTCCAATGTGGAAAACCTGTGGAAATTTGCACACTCTAGTCGCCTTCTTCTTGTGTTGCCTGTGGATATTCTAGATTCTTTAACGATTGTCCATGTTCCGCATTCTGGACATTTCATTGGTGCGCCCGATCTTGTAATCTGTTAGTTGCTTCTCTGGTTCTAAATATCTCAATGTCTAGCCTTGCCGCCTCAATTTCCCAGCGCAAGGTTTCTTCCTGTGCTATTGCCGCCGCCAGCCCTTTCAGCAGGGTGTGATATTCGGGGTCTGCATAGGCTTCCCTCTCCTGGGCGTTTGCCGCCTCGTAGCCCATTTGCAAGGCATCTTTCATCAAAAGGGCTTTTTTAGACTTGCGGAATTCTTCAAGGTAAACCCGCTGGGCTTTGGCATCGCCATAGGCTCGGGCTTTGTTGCGTATGTCTTGCGCTGCTTCTTCTGGTTTCATTTCAAAACTCCAATCATGCGTAAAGCCCCATCAGGTCCATCAATCCTTGCTAAGGTACTACCAGACCAATTCTTAAAAAAATCGTCTTGTAGGGCCGTTAAACGCCTTTTAGAACCATTCTTGACCTCGACCAGAAAGGTGTGCCCCTTGTATCCCACCAAAAGGTCAACTGGTATGCCAATGACCCAGACATAAGCGCCAGCGGCCTCTAATGCTGTGATGATTTGCTTTTGGTTGGCATCAACCCTGGCGGCATATCTCATTTTTTGATTCCAAACCAGCGCCGACCAATCTGGATGCCAATGCCGTATCTTGGGAAAAACAAGACACCAAAGCCAACGCTGTGCATTTTTTGTACATCAATTTTCATTTTGACCTTTCTTGGTTCATTCGGTTTCTGAGGTCGTTGGCAGCGGGTTCACCCCTGCGCCTTGCAATGTCGGCAATCGTGGTCTGCCACCAAGCTGATGCCTTGGCCTTGCCCAGTTCCTTGATCTTCTGGTTGTATCTCAAAATCCATTCACGGCTTTCGCAATCTTTTAAATGCTCAATTTGTTGCTGTCTATCCATGCAAATTCACCATAAATTTCTTTTGCTTTTTGACAGTAAGCAAAATGAGCATCATTTGGATTTTCAAAATACCCAAGATGAAAACTTTTGCCATTGACTTTGATGTTTGCTTTATATTTTTTCCCATCAAGACAAACCCCTTTTAAACCCAATTTGTTTTTTTTAATTGCTTTTTTGTTAACATTATTTTGTGTGACTGTTGCTGGTCTTAAATTTTCAATTGCATTGTTATTTTTATTTCCATCAATGTGATCAAGAAATGCGGGGCAATCTCCATGATGAAATTGCCAGACCAAACGATGTACACGGTATCTCACACCAAAAACATTGGTTGCCCAATAACCATTTTTCTCAACCCAACCAACTGGTTTATTTGCTTTGCCTCTAGACCGACTTTTTTTGTGTGACAAAACACCATTTTCATAAAAAAATAGTTCTCGCAATAATTCTTTATTCGGCAATTGTTTGATCATTTTTATCCTCCAATTCCTGGCCTCGCTCTGGCGCATCTCCTGTAAGGAAAAGCGCATAGTCAATCGCGGTTCGGCTGATGGTTTGTCCATCTTTAACCCTGTCTAAAAGTTTGTGCGCGTCAAAGTAGTTCATCAAAATGCCTCGTCATCCATCCAATGTTTCACGGGCTTGGTGCTGGGCAACAGGGCGGGAATGTCCCGCCTAGTAGCTGGCTTCTTGTCCGACCATTGATGCTCGGAACACATTGGGCGCTGGCCTTCCATATGAACTGACCAACGTTTGGGGCATCCTGGCACACTGCACATCAGACGCTGAATATCGTCTAACGGGTCTTTTTTGGTGTCTGGTTTGGCAAAACTCATTTTTGGTACTTTCCATCAATTATCTTGGCGAAATTGGTTGCGTTCACTATCCACACCAGATCAGGTCGCCATGTCCTGTCCTTGGTTTCAAACCCCTGCGCCAGCTTGGTGTCGTTGGCAATGTAGTTAAAAAACGAATCCCACCATGTCAAACCATCGGCTTGGGTTGCATACCCATGTGGGCTGAATACAGACGGTTTAGCGGCTTGCAACCACCTTTGCCGTAGGTTGGTCTGCCTGACCCCATCCCACACCCGTGGCTGGGCAAGCTGTGGCAAATGCTTTTTGTAGAGATTCAGAATGTCCTGATGGGGGCAAGTCGGCAACCCTGCCGACAAAGAATCTTTAGATTCTTTTATATGGTTATTGGTTATTGGTTCATGGTTCATGGTTAGTTGAACGTCTGTTGAACGCACGTTCAACGCCTGTTCAACGCTAGTTGATTCTTTGTTTAACGCTCGTTTAAGTGCCGATGCTTTTCCTGCCTTAGATGCGGTTTCAATTTGCAAATGGTAATGATCAATTTCTTTGTCGCAACGTGTGTGATGCCATTCGTTGTTTTCCAAAGTAAAAAACATATCCAAAATGCCACTTAAAACCTCTTGCTGGTCACGGGCGTTAACCTTCATTGAAAGTTCAAACAATGAATTAGGTAGTGCTTGTTCGGTGTCGTAGTAAATCCACAACAATTTCAAATAAATTCCAACTTCTTCATTTGTCAAAAATGAAGTGTCTTTGATGAAATCACCAATGTGGTGCTGGTAGTAATGCATAAAGCATCTCCGCAAATCTCCCAGAAAAGAAACCTCGGCAGGAGGGGAGTTCTCTTTTCGGTGGGGTAGCTACTCCCCACCTAGCCGTGTTTCAAACAATCTTACATTGAAAACCACTCAGGACGCAACACCATCAATTGCCAAATTCTTGCTTGGGGGACAGTTTTCCATTGGGAAACCGCCGATTGGTGAATGCCCAAGATTCTGGCAAGCTCAGTCTGTGACCCTGCCAATGCAATAAATTTGTCCTTGTCCATTCGCACATTGTACATAAGACCGCTAATACCCCCACAGTTGACTTGGGATTATAAGGTAGCTGATAATCACCCCATGCCCTGAACTTCTCGGGGTCTTTTAAGGAGTCGCAATGCTGAATGAAGCAGACATAGATGAATGGCGCTGGAGGCAAATACTTACCCGCCGCATACACCCAGATGACCAACCCCCAATTGAGGATGACCAAGATGAAATACCCCAGAACGATGAATGAAGCATTCCCCCACACCGTGGAATATGGCGCTGCCATAGAAATTCACGTTGCCCAACATTCCACTGGCGACAAAGTTATCAGAGTTTTGGCCTTGATTGCTTTAATCGTGCTTTGTCTAGATATTTTTATTTGGAGACCGTAATGAACGCTAACGAAATCATTGACAACATTAAATTTGTTGCTGACAAACAGTATGAAGGTGAACCCTCACAGAACCGCTTGGCCTATCACGTTGGGCTTTTGGAGTCCCATTTGCGTACGCACATCAACCTTGTGGAAACCGCCCAGGAATACATCAAAGAACTGGAAATGAAACTGATTGCAAAGGAATCGGAATGAAGATGATCACCTACTCACTTTTGTGCTGGATGGCCTGGGTAACTGCTGGTTGCTCTAGCTTGCCAGGGTCAACACCCCAAGCGCCCAATCAGGATTTGATTGTTGACAAACAAGTTCAACCGATGGGCAGGAATGAGGTCATAGACGCTGTGCGCCAGTGCGAATCATCTGGCCTCCGCGCCATCCCGCTATACGCCAAACGCAAGATCAACGGCTACACAGTCGAAACTGTGGTTGAAGTTACTTGCGGCCCCAAATACGCTTACTAAGGAAACATCATGAAAGTTTATAAAGCAATTAACGCTGTCCAGGCTGAATTGTCATCTGTTGGCATTACAAAAGACCGCAGGAATATGCAAGGCAGCGGTTATAACTTTAGGGGGATTGACGATGTTTACAACGCAATTGCGCCCCTATTGGCAAAGCACAGCCTTTGCATTCTGCCTCGTGTGTC